ATGGCAACAATAACCAAGCGGCGCAATCCTTCCGGCGAAACAGTATATCGGGTTCAGGTACGGGTCAGCAAGAAAGGCTACCCTGCTTTCAATGAGAGCAGGACGTTCAGTAAAAAGGCTTTGGCGGTCGAATGGGGGAAGAAACGGGAGGCAGAAATTGAAGCCGACCCAGAACTGCTTTTCAAGCGCGGCAAGGTCAAGATGATGACGCTGTCCGAAGCTATGCGGAAGTATCTTGATGAAACGCTTGGAGCGGGTCGGTCAAAGAAAATGGGCTTGCGTTTTCTGATGGAGTTCCCGATTGGCGGCATCGGCATCGATAAGCTGAAACGGTCTGATTTCGCGGAACACGTTATGCAGAGGCGGCGCGGAATCCCCGAACTGGACATTGCACCAATCGCGGCTTCTACGGCATTGCAGGAGCTGCAATATATCCGTTCCGTGCTGAAACACGCCTTTTATGTATGGGGGCTTGAAATAGGCTGGCAGGAATTGGATTTCGCGGCAAACGGGCTGAAACGCTCGAATATGGTTGCGAAATCTGCAATCAGGGACAGATTGCCGACTACAGAGGAACTGCAAACCCTGACAACTTATTTCCTGCGGCAATGGCAAAGCAGGAAGTCTTCCATACCGATGCACCTGATTATGTGGCTGGCGATTTATACGTCAAGGCGGCAGGATGAGATTTGCCGTCTGCTGTTTGACGACTGGCACAAAAATGATTGTGCCTGGCTGGTTCGTGATTTAAAAAATCCGAACGGCAGCACAGGGAATAATAAGGAGTTTGATATTCTGCCTATGGCTTTGCCGGTCATTGACGAGCTGCTGGAGGAATCGGTCAGGAAGCGTATGCTTGCCAACAAAGGCATCGCCGACAGCCTTGTGCCGTGTAACGGAAAATCGGTTTCCGCCGCTTGGACGAGGGCGTGCAAGGTTCTTGGGATTAAAGACTTGCGCTTCCACGATTTGCGGCACGAGGCGGCTACCCGTATGGCTGAAGACGGCTTCACGATTCCTCAAATGCAACGGGTAACGCTGCATGACAGTTGGAACAGCCTGCAGAGATATGTGAGTGTACGCAAACGCTCGACGCGGCTGGATTTTAAAGGGGCAATGATGCAGGCGCAAAGCGATATAAAATCCGGGAAGTGATATTAAATTAAAGGGGATGCGGCGCATCCCCTGATTTCTCCGTCTTGCATCAAGACTGGAATTTCCGATATTCCGATTTTGCCTTTTCTTCCTTGTCTGCGATTGCCTTTGCAAGCTCTTGGACGCTGACGAAATATTCCGATTTTTGGCTGTCGGACAATCGGAAAATCGGAAACGGAAGCTCGCACCGTACCCCCGATGCTTTAAACGCGTTAAAGCTGATATGGGCAAAAAAGTCTTTGTGTACTTCCCTCAGTGGGATATACGGTCGGCCGCCGTATGCGATTAAAAGCCCTTGTTCTTTACTGATGTTCATCTTTTTACTCTCCTGTTCGGTTTAATCTTGCTTTGTCTGTGTTTCCGCCTTTTTACGGCTTGGCGGATGTTCAGCCGGCGTCGGTGCATAAGTCCTCCTGTTCGGGCGGTTGGTCAGCCGATTGCCTCTCCGAAAAGTGGCAGGCTGCAAGGGAAGTAGTGTTTTTGTCCGTATTTCTCTGCCTGTATCAGGTTGCACAGGCGGTCGCAAAAGCCGTCAAATTGTGTTTGATGCCGTGCTTGAAGCCTTTTGTGCTGGAATCGTGATATATGCAGGTTCGGATGTGTGTTGTCATGCCGCCGCTTCCTGTCGCATAAGAACAATCAGATTTGCCGCCCGCTTAAAATGTTTCGTCCAGTTAAAGCAGCTGAAGCCGGTGCTGTTGTCGCAATGCTGGATGATGTCTTCCGAGTCCTTGGCGGCTTGAACCAATGCGCCGCCTTTGTTGGATGCAAGCATTTTCATCATCGGCTGGCGCACATCGCTTATTCGTTGGGGACGCACGGGATTCAGCGGCTTGCCGTACATCGCCGAAAGCTCCTTATCCGCTTGAATGCCCACATCGTAAAGCAGGTTCGCGGCGTGTAGGATTCGGTCTGTAAATTCCGCGTATGGCATTTTCAGGCGGCGGGCTTGTGCGCGTGAATCCGCGCCGTTGATGACTTTGTCAACCGCCGAAATCAAACCGCCGTCAAGCTCTAAAAACGTCATGGCTTTCTTGGCAACTCGGACGGCCAATGAGTATGTCGATACTTCGGCGATTAGTCGTGCTGGCGCATCTTTCAAAAACGCTTCATACGCGGCGAACAGATTTTGCAATGGACGCAACACGATTTGACGCTGATTCGGGCTAAGGTCGTCAAAATCTTTAGCCCATTGCGCGACTGCTTGCGATGCTTCACGGCAGGCAAACTCCACGCTTTTTTCGTTCGCGGGGTCGTCCGTGTTGCAGTACAAGCCTAAGCGTTGCACCTGCTTGATGATATGCTCGGCGAAGTTGATTAATTCCTGATTGCAGGCATAGCGCATATCTTGCAAGGACAGCCACATCATAATGCTGCACGTCAGGGCTTCGTCTTTTGATACTTTCTCGCCTGACAACATCTCGGCGATGTTTTCTTTTTGCGCTTTTGATGAGGCGGACAGGCGGTTTCGGTCAACGTTTTTGACTGTTCCGGCGCGTTTCATGGCGCGTTCTTGCTGCGTTAATTTCTTCGCCGCCCGCTTGGCGGCAAGCATTTGTTTTGCTGTCGGTCTTGTTGCTGCTGTTTGCATTTTGTTTCCTCGCTAATTGCCGTCCTCTCAACGGCTCGGACGTTTGGCTGCCTGCCTGTGGGGATTAGTCGTCTTTTTCAGGGAAAAACTTAAGAACGCTTGGACATTTCGGGTTGTCTTTGTTTATTAAAGCGCGTTGATTTCCGCCGCCTGCTCTTCGGTCAGCGCGTACGCTTCCAAGACTTCGGCAACTTCTTTCATACCTGTCGATACGGCTTCAACCAATGCCGCGAACTGTTCTTCGGTTGGTGTGGGCTTGGCTGTTTCTACGGTTTCGGCTTCGATGGTGTTTGCCGCGATTTGTTTAAACCGTTCGTGATTCTCGCTGCCCAGCTTCAGACGGCCTGCCGCGCCGATTTCTGAAAACCATTTTTTGTATGCTTCCATGCCTTTGTTTGCCGCCGCTTCGCCTTCGGCAATCAGCCTGTCTTGTTCGGGGTCTGCCTTTGCTTCCTTGGGCGTTTCGTTTGTTTGGATGCGTTGTGCTTCGTCTTCGTCGTAGATGCCGCCGAAACCGAACGCTAACCGTGCGGCTTGAATCATGGCTTTGTGACGGAGCATACGGCGCGGGTGGCTGTTCCAAGGTTGTGTATTGCGTTTACACTCTTCCAGATACTCGGTCACGGTTATCGGATGGTTGCGGTCTTTGCGGTAGATTTTGCAGGTGCAGCTTTCTGCGTCGGCGGCAAAATCCATGCCGTCGAATTGAGGATGGCTGTTGATGATTCTTGCCCAGCCGTCCACGCCCACGACAGGCGTGATACCGTTGTTTTTATCGGGAAACGCGTAAATCTCCCTGGTAAACGGGTTCAAGCCGTATTGCGTCGATACAATCATCAGGGCGTTGAATTGCGCGTCTGTCGCATTGCCTTTGAAGGCGGTTGCCTTAAGCGTCTGCACCAGCTCTTGCGGGTCGCCTTGGATGTTGAACTGTTTGGCTAGGGCTACTGCTTGATTTTGTGCGATACTCATTTTTAAATTCCTTATCTGTATTGGTTTAAAAGCGTTTCGTAATAGTCTTGGCAGGCTGTTACGCGCTCTTTGATGAGTTCGATTTTTTCGTCATCTCGCATGACGGTTACGGTCGTGATGCGCATCTCAATCGGGATGGCTTCCACAAGGTCGATGTATTTCTCACGGTCTTCCCACGGTTTCAGCAAATCTTCAGGCGTGGGCAACAGCCAAAAATCAATATCGGCGCGGTCGCAATCGAACAGCCACATATAGCCTTGCATTTGCCAGTCGTAGCCTGCTTTGGCGGCTTTCTTTTCCGCTTCTTCGCTGAAAAACGGATGCGTGCCGATGTCCCATGAACATTTCGTGTCAACAATCAGGCGGTCGTCTGAATCGTAAACATCACATTCACCGGTCAGCCAATCGTTGACGCGCCGCTCGATGTTTTTTTTGTACTCCTTGCCGCGAACCAGACCGCTGTATTTGATGGCGGTTTCTTCCATCAGATCGCCCTTTTCGGTAAAGGCGTTGCCCTCGAAAGCCTCGAAGCCGAACAATTCGCGCTTCGCCATTTCAATCAGTTTCGATTTGGCGGTTTCCGTGATGGATTCGCCTTTGGTTTTGGGTTTGCCGATGATGTCGGCAATAGATGAACATCGGATTCTCATTCTTCTCCCTCCGGCACTTCCGCATCGCCGTGCACCCATCGGTAATCGGCTTCCTCTTCCGCGCTAAGATGCCGCTCTTCCAACCAAATCTGCGCGTCCAGTTCGGCGGCCTGCGCCTGCTTTTCCGCCAACGCCATACGCATTGCCGCAATATCGGCGGGCTTTTCCTTTGCTGTATGGCTTTTGCTTCCTTTGGTGAATCCGAAGGCATAGCCCGCCGCCAATACCGCCAGCAATACCGCCAACTTAAATACAATATTCCCTGCTTTCATTTCTATTTCCTTAATTTAAAAGGTTTTAATTGCGCACCGCGCCTGCCAAGGATGGGGCAGACCGTGCGCTGTCGGGGTTATTTGCGGCTAAAATCTACAAAAACCGCCGCCGCGCCCACTCGCCGACTAACGGCGCGGCATTCCTATGTCCGCTATGAATTTACCAGCCTGCCGATGTTCTCCGTCAGCGTGAACCAGTCCCCATCATCTATCGCGTAATTCATCGCCGCCTCGGTATCTTTATTGACACGGGAAGCATCTTCCGTGAGATACATTTCCCAATCTTCTTGGGCGTAAGGCTCGCCGTCCGCATTGTGGATAAATTCACGTGCCGATTTTTTGGCAATTTCAAGCAACTCGGATTCGTGCAGGCGGCGGTTTTCCGCTTCCCAATCGTCCCAAGCCTGCCGCCTATCCTCCCGTGCGTAATATCCGCCCATCCCCCAATCGGGGCTGCTGTAACCGATAATGCCCATTTCCTTCATCCTTTTTGTTTGAGAAAACCGCCCGTAGCATTCACTGTTTCGCCGTGCCGTTGCCCCACTTTGAAGTGCTATACTTCATCGCTTTGTGCTATCTCCGTCTTGGCAGATATAGCTTCGGGCGGTTTTAAGGTTTAGCCGTTGCCGCTGCCGTTGCTGTAGCCGCCGCCACCACCGCCGTCGCTGCCGCTGCCGTTGCTGTAGCCGTTCGCCGTTCGCCGTTACGTCCGGCCGTAGCCGCTGCCGCTACCGCCGCCGCCGACGCCGCCGTAGCCGTTGCCGTAGCCATAGCCGTAGCCGCTACCGTTGCCGCTACCGTTGCCGTTGCCGTTGCCGTAGCCGTAGCCGTGCTTCAATGGTTGATCTAGATAACTCATGACTGTGCGACCTCCAGCGCGGTGCGGATTGATTCAGCCGCGCCGCCTGTTACTGGGATAATCTCAATCGCCTCGAGCCATACGGAATCAAGCTCGCCGCAAATTTGGCTGCCGTCTTGCCTGATGCCGTGTCGTGCGACACCGGACAGGCTGATTGATTCCTTTGCCCACCAGCTGTACATTCGGCGCGCTTTTGTCAGAATCACTTCATTGCCTGCTTTTTGTTTCAACACACCAAACCAAACGCCTGCCGAATAAGTGCGGATGATGACTTCCTTGCCGATGGCAAAGTCGTTGATACCTTTTTGCTCGGCAACTGTTACCGGCGGTTGCGGCTCATGTTGCGGTTCGTCAAATTCGGTTGGAATGTCGGCGCGTTTTGCACCCATTGCCGCTTCGAAATCAGCAGCAATGCCTGCAAAGACTTTTATAAGGTCTGACAAACTGTTCACTTCAAATTTATTTGCTTCCATTTTTGTTTCCTTTCGGGGTGGGGTTGGTTTCTTTACAAAACAATCATTACCTTTTCTTTTAAACCGTCTTTTTTCACTGTAAAAGTGAAGGCGGTGTAGCTGATGCTTTCGCTTTTTCTAGTGGTCCATGTCGCTGCTGCGTCGCGGCAGATTTCAGCAACTTTCAATAAAAGGCTTTGCTCGTCCTTTGCCCTCGCGCCAAACCGATTTATTTTGCTGATTAATTCGTTCATCTCGTTTCCTTCAAGTTGTTGTTTGTTTCGATGGGGTGCAGTATAGCAAAGCTAAATAATAAATCAATAGCATCGCTATATTTATTTTGCTATATTTTTGATTATTAAGAATTTATTTTTGAAATTTCGCAGGCACAAAAAAACCGCCCGATATTTCGGGCGGTTTTTTTACGAACATAAAAAAATTATAAAGTCAAGGAAGCACCATGTTGACTTCCTGAAATCACCATGCCGATTTCCTAACACCGGCGGGCAAGCCTACATGATGTTCATTTTTTGGGTATTAAAAAAGCCCGCATCGCGCGGGCTGTGTTTCTAAATAACAGGCAGGTAGCAACACCGGCAACCCTGCTCATGCGTGCAGTGTGCGTGTGGGAGAACGGGTGCGTCTGATGATTTGTATATCTTGCCGCTTTGCGATTTACAAAATTCACAACCATCGGGGCAACAAGACAGCTCGACTTCTTCGTACTCTTTTAATTCCTGACGCGATTGTGCGTGGAAAAGCAGCATTGCAGGGACGGCAGAATCATCAAGAGGCGTTGATGCAAATTCATGCCGGTGAAGCCATTTCGGGAAATGACTCAATCCCCAAATAAAATTGAATGCAGCCATGATTCGCGCCATTTCCATATCGCCGCCGATGATTCCGTCCAGTATTTCAGGGGAATCTAAAAGGATAGATTTCAAGATTTCAGCGTCCTCATTGCACGGGTAGCTCTCCCAGTATTCTTGAGCGGATATGCCCGAAAACAGCCCGCGCGGTCTTGGCTGCGATAATTCATAATTTGCAACCGTCCGACACGCTGCCAATACGTCGTGTGATTGAATGTGTTGAAAGCTCAATCGATATGCTTCTTCTGTTTTAATATCCATTAGTCTAATACACTCCACCAAAATACCCTACCAATAACGGTCAGGCTGTCTAAAGAGGCGGTTTCGTCTTTGTATTCCGGGTTGTAGCTCTTGATACGGACTTGATTATCAGGCAGCTTTTGCAAGATTTTTGTACGCAACAGCCCACTGTGGTTGATGGCATAGATTTTGCCGTCTTTAATCATTTTATCGGCAGTATTAATACCCAGTGTAGCCCCGTCGGGGAATACCGGCTCCATACTGTCTCCGTCGGCAGATACGCAGACAACATCGTCAGGGTTTATGCCGTGCCGTCTTAAGGTTGATTTTGAGAAACGCAGTTTATAGCCGTTGTAGTCTTCAATTTCATCTGAAAAGCCGTTACCCGCCGACAAACAAACGTCTTTATAAAATGGAACTTCGCAATCATCGTCGGATAACGGGGTTTTGCTATCCCAAGCGTCAACAGAGCCGATAACGGTGGCGTTTGATTTGATGGAATCAACAGGGATACCCGGCTTGTCGTTTCCATCCACCCATCCGCGCGGTAATCCAAGCGCGATCTCAATTTGGGCGGCTACGCCGTCCCCTATATTTCTGTATCCGTTAAGCCATTGATTTATCTGGGCAGGAGCTTTATTAATTGCCCGAGAAAACTCAGCTTGATTGCCGTTAAACCTGTCGGCTATCAGATTTTTAATTCTATCTACTCGGTTCATTTCATTACCCCTTCAAATAGGTATAAATATAAAGCATAGCTACATTTATCAATGCTACTATTTTATATTTAGCTATGCTATACTCACGCTAAATTGATTTGACAGAGATCGAAATGGATTTAAGAGATTATTGCGCGATACGCGGCAATCAGTCTGATTTGGCAAGAAAAACAGGAATTTCCCCGTCTTTTATCCATCAGATTGCCAAAGGATTGAAGCCCGTCCCAATTCAGTCGGCGGCGTTGATTGAAAAGTCAACAAACGGCAGGGTAACACGAAAAGAGATGTTTCCTGATACCTGGCATCTAATCTGGCCGGAATTGGCAGACGACCAACCCAAATAAAAAGCCCGTCGGGGATGACGGGCGAAGGCGGTTGTTTGATCCGCTTTAAAGGAGGTTTGATTATGAACGATAAAACGACCCAATGCAAACAAATTGTCGATTACATCCGTAACAAGGGATACATCACATCCTTTGAGGTTTATCAGAATCTGAAGGTAACGCAGCTTGCGGCACGAATAACCGACTTGGAAAGCAGGGGCTTCGTATTTGCCAAGCCGCGCATGAAGACAGGCGGTAGCAGGCAGCCTATTACGCATTATTCGATTGTCAAAAACGGAGCGGAAGTATGAGCGCAAGACTGATGGGAATGGAAGGACGGTAAATGAAATATATTCCAAATTCGTTTCAGATAGCAAACGCGGTAGTGGACGATTTCCTCTGCCGAATGAGCGGCAACGCGTGGAAATGCTACGCCGTCATCGTGCGCAAAACGACCGGCTGGCAAAAGGAAATTGACTATATCTCCGTTTCCCAATTTAAAACGCTGACCGGAATCAAGTCAGACGTAACAGTTGCCGACGCGCTGAAAGAGCTTGTGGAATTGAACCTGATTGCCTCCGTCAAACGGCACGGGCAGGTAACCGGCTACCGCATCAATATGCCCGAACCGTCCCCCGAAAATGGGGGTACTGCCACCCCCAAAAATTGGGTACACCCAAAAAATGGGACTACCCCCAAAAATTGGGGGGTACTACCCCCGGAAAATGGGGGTACTACCACCCCCAAAAATTGGGGGTCTACAAAACACACTACAAAACCCACTAATACAAAACACAGTATTAGCGCATCCGCAGCAGCGGACGCGCCCCTTCCTGCCAAACATTCCGAAAACGGAGAACGTGCTGCGACGGTGAAAGCCAAACCGACCAGGCACGAAACCGAACTTGCGCTGCTTGCCGACTACGGCATCACGGGGCAGGTGGCGGCGGACTTCCTGCAAGTCCGCAAGGCAAAACGGCAGCCGCTGACGGAAACGGCAATGCGCCTGATTGCCGCCGATGCGGAGAAATGCGGGATGACGGCGTTGCAGGCGGTGGAATACGCCATCGGCAACGGCTGGGGCAGCTTCCGCGCCGAATGGCTGCAAAACAAAACTTTCGGCAGGTCTGGAAATCGCGGCGGTCTGACGCACAACCAAACCGCCGCCGTGCTGGATGCGAGAAGCTACGGCGATATGCCGACAACGGATTTTTGAGGGGGCTTGGTATGGCTTTGAAGGGCGCGTCTGATTTTTTGAGGGCTTTCTGCAGTGTGCAGACCGAACGGCGGCAATGCGCGGAACACGGCGAATATGCGGCGAAAAGCGTTTTCCACGGCGTGTGGACGGGCTGCCCGGTCTGCCGGAAGCTGGAAGCGGCGGACGAAATGGCGGCATACGCGGAAACGCTGCGCCGCGAGGCTCTGCGCGACGGGCTGGAAAAACGCATCGGGCGGTCGGGCATCGCACAGCGGTTCAGAAACTGCCGGATCGAAAACTACACCGTCAGCGAATCGATCCCGGGTATGGCAAGGGCGAAAGCCGCCGCCGCCGAATATGCGGAAAACTTCGCCGATGTGTTGCAGACGGGGCGGAATATGATTTTTTCGGGCAGGAGGGGCACGGGCAAAAACCATCTTGCCTGCGGCATCGCCCACGAAGTCATCGCCGCCGGGAAAACCGCGCTGGTCATCACGGTGGGCGATATGCTGCGGACGGTCAAGGACAGTTTCGGCGGCGGCAGCGAGACGGAGGCGGTCGGAATTTTCGTGAAACCCGATTTGCTGGTGCTGGACGAATTTGGCGCGGGCAATCTGTCGGAAACGGATGGGCGGATTTTGTTTTCCGTCATCAACGCCCGGTATGAGCGGCTGATGCCGATGCTGGTGCTGACCAACCTGACGGCGGAAGCGTTCCGCGAAAACACCGACGCGCGGATCAGGGACAGGCTGCGGGACGGCGGCGGCAAGCTGATTCCGTTCGACTGGGACAGCTACCGTGCGTGAAACCTGTTTCTATTGCAACCATGCCGACTTCAAAACCCAACTGGACACGCCGATGCGCGGTTTTGCGAAATGCGCGAAAGCGCGGAACGAGATGGAAAAAGCGACCTACTACCCACGGACAAAACCTTGCGCGACCGGGGCGTTTCGGACGGCATCGGAGGCGGTAATCGCAAGACGGTCGGCAGTGCTTGGGGAATACCCCCAGCATACCCGAGACTTAAAAACGCGTTAAAACGCAAATTTGAAGAATGGCGCAACAAAAGGAAATGAAGAAATGAGAATTTTAGCTTTATTTGACGACGGGAACGGAAGCGTAAAAAAGGCACTGCCTGAGCATGATGTAGTGTCGGTAGGGATTGGGAACGCCGATATTGTGATGGATTTGTCAGACTTGAAGAATGTTAAAAAGCTGGTCGATATGCACAAAAAAGAGCCATTCGATTTATTGATGGCAAGTCCGCCGTGCGAATCTTGGAGCTTCTCAACCGCAGGCGATAACGGAAACGCGTATCGAGATAAAGACAGCCTGTCATTACGAACTTTCCAAAACTGGAAAAAAAACCCGTATGTTTCAGTTCGCAAATTGGTTGAGCGTAACGCACCTGAAATTCCTGCTGTTTATTCCAGATATTTGAGAAAGGGCGTGAACGGCGATTTAACAGCGTTGTTCACGGCTGAATTGGTCAAGGCTTTGGGCATCCCGTTTGTTATCGAGAATCCTCAATCATCAATGATTTTTGACAAGTTGGCGCGCGAGGGATTGAGTTTTGTTAAGAACGTAGCCTGCTATGCCGCATATAGCGATGCTTTCCCGCTTAAAAGAACTGGCTTTGCTTCAAGTTTGGCGATGAATTTAAAACAGGTAAAACGCGCGAAATTTGCATTTCACGCATGGAGAGGAAGCCATCATATCGTGCGGTCATCCATCCCTGAAGATTTAATAAAACACATTGTCAGTCACTTTTAACGAGGAAATATGAAATGACAACCCCAACCCCGAAAACTGAAAACCCCAACCGTTACCGCGCCCTCGATTTGTCGTGTACCGAGTTCACGCAACATCTCAATTTCCACTTGGGCAGCGCGTTTAAATATATTTTCCTGCACAAAGAAGACGGCGGCCGCGAAGACTTGGAAAAGGCATTGTGGCACTTGAGACGGCAGCGCAACGACGCGCCGAAGTTTAAAAAGCTGAAACGCAAGAGTTATTTCAAGCTGTCCCAAAAGCTGGAATCGTGCGGATTCGATACCGGTACCGATACCGATACCGATACTGGGCAGGCACTGGACGCAATCCTGTACGCCGCGTCGGAGTACGACGAAGACGGTATCGCCTGGGCAATCGCCTATGTCAGAACCTTGTTGAAGAAAATGCCGCCTGAAACGGAGCAGGCTTCGCACTCTGAAAGCCCGATGCCGCCTGAAACGGAGCGCGGCGGCATTTAGCCCGCCAACCCGACCGCCGTGATTCCCGACGCTTTCGTCATTCCCGCGCAGGCGGGAATCCCGAGACCCCTGCCGCCGTCATTCCCGCGAAAGCGGGAATCCAGAACCCCGACGCCGTCATTCCCGCGAAAGCGGGAATCCAGTCCGTTCGGTTTCAGCCGTTTCCGATAAATTCCTGCCGCGTTTGGGGTTCTAGATTCCCACTTTCGTGGGAATGACGAAAGCGGTGGGAATGACGGAAATCGGCAGGAATGACGAAATCGGCAGGAATGACGAAATCGGCGGAATGACGAAAGCGGCGGGAATCCGACCCCGACCCATAAAACCGACCGAAAGGAAATAAAACAATGGATACCCTGTTAAGCATCATCGCCGCGCTGTCGTTCGGCGGCGCGGCGACTTTGGCGATGTGGCTGCTGGTGGAAGCCGCCGATGCGGTTTTGCGCCGCAAGCGCGACGGCAAAGACGAAGACGACTTCGACGACTTCAGATATTAAACAACTGAAATAAAAGGAAAAATCAAAATGGCGGAAGAAATGCGCACCTGCAAGACGTGCGGCGAAACCAAGCCGTTGGAGGGGTTTCATATTGCCAACCGAAGAAACCCGAACCGGAGCTATTACAAATCGTGCAAAACCTGCCGAAACAAGGAAACCAATCAAAAGCAGGCAGAAAGACGCGCGGCGGAAAAAATCGAATTTTCGACCCACCCCGCGAGCATCCGCGACGCAGTTGCCTTCGCACACGCCGCCTGCCCGATATTGGGCATCGGCTTGTGGACAAATCCAAGCCCGGCAAGAGAATGCGCGTGATGCGCCTTATCCTGCCTTACCCCGTATCGGCAAACCGATATTGGCGGATTTGGCGCAACAGGGCGGTCAGGAGCGCACAGGCGGCGGCGTATAGGGAAACCGTCCGCCGTATCGCGCAAGAAGCGGGCGCGATGCCGTCTGAAGGCAGTGTGGCGGTGCGCCTGCGCCTGATTCCCAAAGCCAACAAAGACGGCAGTGCAAACAAGACGGTTATCGATTTGGACAACGCCCTAAAGGTTGCGCTGGACGCGCTTCAAGGCATTGCCTATCACAACGACAGGCAGGTGCGGCGCATTGCCGCGGAATATGGCGGCGACCCGGTAGCAGGCGGTGGGTTGGCGGTGGAGATAGAGGAGTTGAAATGAGTAGGGACGAATTGAGACAGTTGGCATTTCTCTACCGATTTTATGACGAAATTATGAATGAGCGAAGTGCGCTTAAATCAACACTGAAAAACCGCGCCAAAAGAAAAAGGAAAAAGAAATGAGCGCGATACGTAAAGCCGCCAAAGGCGAGCAATGCACGCTGACTAATTAGAACGGGAAAGGATTTGAAATGGCGGTCAATGTTGCGGTGGTGAAAACACCGGCCGGAACGCTTGCGCCGGCGACGGCATACGATGCGGAACTGTTGCGGGATTACGCCGCCGGCCGGCAGTTGAAGGTAGAAATCAAGCAGATGGGCAACCGCAGTTATCAGCACCATAAGCTGTTTTTCGGTGGGCTTTTGCCTTTGGCGTATGAATACTGGGTGCCGTCGGGCGGGCTGGTGACGGACGGGGAGCAGAAGCTGATTAGCGGTTTCGCGCGGCGGCTTGAGGCCATGCATTCGAGCGGCGGGCTGTTTTTGGAGTTTGCCGACGAGTTTGTACGGATGGTGGCGGCAAAGCGGGGCGAAAGAATCGGTGCGGTGTTGCAAAGTATGGAGGCTTTCCGCAAGTGGTTGACGATTGAGGCAGGGTATTTCGATGTTTACGAAACGCCAAACGGCTACCGCAAGGAGGCGAAAAGCATCAGCTTTCACAGTATGGGTCAGGAGGAGTTCAATCGGTTTTACCGGGACTGCTTTCAGGTGGCTTGGAACATGATGTTGTCGTCGAGGTTTGAGTCGGAGGAGGCGGCAGAACGGGCGGCTATGGAGATGATGGAGATGGGCGGATGAGCAAGATTACGCAGTCGGCACGCGGCGAGCGTTGCCAGATACGTTTCCCGGGCATTTGCAATCATGACCTGGAAACGACGGTTTTCGCGCATTACCGCTTGGCGGGCTATTGCGGTACGGGCATCAAGCCGCCCGACTTTATGGGCGCGTATGCCTGTTCGCGCTGCCACGATTTGGCCGATGGGCGGTTGAAGGCGGATTGTGCGGAAGGGGAAATTCAGACGGCCTTCGCGGAAGGTGTAATGCGGACTTTGGTTTTGTTGCATGAAAAAGGGTTAATCAAGCTATGAATCAGCAAGAATTTGAATTTATGAACGACTTGGCGCGTGCTTTTGAGCGTCGTTACCGTGATACGCGCAGCCTAAATAGATGTTTGAGTATCGAAGGCCGCTATATGGGGGAGGAGGTTTCCCCGCATAAGCCTGAAATCGGCTTGAGATACGGCGAAGATGCCATGTTTCTGACTCTGCAGGCATGGGCGAAGGTGGATGCGCCGCAACAAGAGGCCGTCCGTATTTCGTTCGGCATCGGTGCGAAGTCGCAGGCAGCCTACGAGGAACGTTTGCAGGCTGAAATCAGGCGGCGCGGCGAGCAGCTCCTGCACTCGCAGACAGATTTGGGCTTGGCCGCGTGGTATGAGGCGATACGGCAGGCGGCAGGGGACGATTTTGATTTGTTGTTTGAGAAGGTTTGATTCAGTATAGCCATTAAGTAAGCGGGAGTGATATACTCTCGCTTACGTTTTTTTACATTAAGGGGAGTGTTATGCTGAAGTACATCAAAGCCCTTAGATTTTTGAGGGTAATATCATTTGTGATGAGTGCGATTTTTTTTGCCCTGTCATTGGCTGCAAAAGGCGGGGCCATCACGAATTTCTTTATTTTGTTTTTTGTGTTATTGATAGCAGGCTCTCTTATGAGTAAAGCTATTAACAAGTTAAATGAAAAGGAAAAAATACGCCTGCTTTTCGCACAAAGAGAAAAATTTTATCGTATCTTGGAAAATCCGGAACAGGGATTTACTCCTCCTACCGCTCTTTTAAAAAGTGGCGAAACTTGTTTTTTGATTGATTATGTTAATATGGGCGAGGTGGTTACTGAGAGTGTCAGAACCTATACAGGGACACGTTTAAAACTTGGCTCCACACCGGTTTATTTAGGGGGCGGGAAATCCGTAGCAAATGAAAAACAGAAGAATGTTGCGTACGGAGAGTTGGTATTGACGAATTTCAGGTTGATTTTTGTAGGGAATATGAGAAGTATAGATTTGCCGTTGGATAAAATAAACAGCGTGGAATGTTTTCAAAGCAGCATCCGAATCAGCCAAAGCGGCAAAAACAAACCGATTTTCTTTAATACCGTTTTTAATCCACAGTTATGGAAAGAGGCTATATTGGTACTTTCCGATAAGAAGTGAGACGGTTCTTGTGGCGCAGGTTTGCATATTTCCCAAAACCCCTTGCATTCGCAGGGGGTTTTGTTTTATATTCCTGTTCGTGGCGTAAGAACCACTCCAAAGCGGCAATCACTCCGTCAATGTGATTTTTTCATGTCTATAGTTTTCTTTCCTTGTTGTTTGTTTCGATAGCGCAGCAGGAAGTTTCTATGACCGCGTGGGCGACGAATACAATACCCGTAAGGGGAATAAGTCCGCCCATCTTTGGAGGGTTCTTAACCACGCGGTCGCCCATAAGGGCAATTTAAGAAACTTCCAAAGGACTATCAAAATGAATCAAGTTCAATATTTCAACTTCAATCAAAACGCAATCCAAGTCATCAACAAAAACGGCGAAGCGTGGTTTATCGCTTCAGAGGTTGCCGCTATGCTGGGCTACCGTGATTCATACAATATGACCCGTATCTTGGATAACGATGAAAAGGGTACTCATAATGTGAGTACCCTAGGCGGAAACCAAGATGTATCGGTTATCAACGAAAGTGGGTTCTATCACGCCGCTTTTAAATCCCGCAAACCTGAAGTCAAACCCTTCCGCAAATGGGTAACATCCGAAGTCCTGCCCACCATCCGCAAAACAGGCGGCTACCAAATCGGACAAAAAACCACCGTCGACGACCGTACCGGATTGCGCCAAGCCGTTGCCGCGCTTGTCGGACGCAAAGGCATAGACTACTCCTCAGCGTACAGTATGATTCACCAACGCTTCAACGTCGAAGCCATCGAAGACATCTCTACCGAGAAGCTGCCCGAAGCCGTCGCCTACGTCCACGCGCTGACCCTGCACACAGGCTTGACGGGCGAAGTCCTTGACCGCGAACCGTTGAGTACGCCGAAACCTGCCCTGCCCATAAGCAGCAACGCCCTGTACGACCTCGCCGTCGCCGTCAGCTACGGCGCGTGGGCCATCCAAATGGGCAGAGACGTTTCCCTGCCGCTGAAGCAGCTCGGCTGCAAACAGGCGGTAACGATGTGGACGGTCTGGGCAGAAACGCGCAGCCGCCTCAAAGCCGCCGCAAACGCCCTCGAAGCCCTAAGCGCACACGCCGACGCGGAACACGCGGCAAAAATCCGCCCGATACTGCCCGAAATCCGCAACCTGTCGGCGGTTTGATGCAGTAGGGAATACAAATGCCGTCTGAAGATTCAGACGGCCTGTTGCTTTTTCCAGCAATAGGTGTATAATTCAAATCGTTACCCTTGCGGGGATTTTCGCACGCCCGAAAGATATGAATTTTTAAGCCCGTACATAACAATGTGCGGGTTTTTGCGTTTTAGGCTGTCCGAATTTGAGCTTCTGCCTGTACAGGTAGCAGCGTTCTATTTTTCCTATGTGGTGAGTGTGCTTAGCCGTCTAATTCTGAGAGGGGTTGGTGTTAGACGGTTTTTTTTAAATCTTATCGATTAAACGGTTATATTTTGCCAGTAGCTCAAGATAGGCAGCCGCGTATTGCGGAACGCCGATTTTGTGCCATTTACTTACTGACGTTGGGCTTATCCCTAACCGCCTTGATAGGTCTGCTTGTGTAATTTGTGCAGATTCTAAAAGTGTTTTAAATTTTGTATTTTGCATATTGCAATATCTAATTAAGTTATATATAATATGTAATTATATTAATTCTGATTGGAGTTTGTCAAATGGCAGCTTTAAGCGGGCTTGAAACTATTAAAGAGGTTCGGAAGCGGCAAAATAAAACACTGCTTGCCTTTAGTGGTGGGAAAGATGCCGTTGCTACATATCTCGCTATAAAAGATTATTTTGATGAGGTAGTGCCTTATTATTTGTACCTTGTCCCTGATTTGGCTTTTGTTGATGAGCAGCTCGATATGTATGAGCGGCAGTTTGGCTTTAAAATCACTAAACTCCCACACCCATCATTGCATAGACTGCTGAATAATTTTGTTTTCCAGCCGCCGCAAAATTGCGCCGTGATTGAAGATGCCGGACTGCCTGATTTTGATTACACTGATATTCAGGCTGCGATGTGCCAAATGCATGGATTGGATAAAAAAACATTAGTTGCTGATGGTGTCCGTGCTGCTGATAGCCCGATGCGCCGAATTGCGATCCAGTCTCATGGCAGTATAAGCTACAATCTGCTTAAATATCACCCTATTTGGGATTGGAAAAAGGCTGATTTGGTAGAGTGCTTTAAAAAGCACAATGTCCGGCTTGGTAGTGATTACAAGATTTTCGGGCGGTCATTTGATGGCTTGGATTTGCGGTTTTTACTCCCGATAAAAAAACATTATCCTGATGACTATAAAAGGATACTTGAGTTTTTCCCGATGGTGGATTTAGAGATTTTTAGATGGGAGTGCGCAAATGGCAAAATCTGATTTGAAACAACAGGCGGCTGATAAAGTGGCGGCCGCAAAAAACCAAGTGGCAAAATGGAAGCGCAAGCAAAAGCCGCTTGTGAATATGCCGGAATTAACAGGTAACCCGGAAACCGATAGTAAAAATGATTTAGATGCTGTCAAACAAGGATTCCGTGACCGCTTAAAGGCGGAAAATAAGCGAAAAGTATCAGCGACAGATAGCGAGTATTGGAGCTGTATTTGTTTCCAAACTCGTGCTCAGGCGGATGCATTTATCGCGGCCATGAATTGGCGACAGTTTGGCGATAAATACATTGATGGGGTTAAATTAGCCGAATATCTTGGCATTGAGTTGCCGGATGAAGAGGTGGCGTTTGTTGCTGATCCGAAAGTTGATAAGACTTGGGTAGGATTTGTAGATTAATTTTCAGTGGCCGTCCAATGGGCGGCTTTTTTGTGTCTGTAAAAAGGAGGTGTCTATGCGTGGCGTAAAAGTGCATGGTAAACCGCATATTCGCGGTAAGGTCGCTGGCGGTCGTGGTCGTAGTAATGCGTTTTCGGGCCGTTCCAGCGGTTCATAATCTTAAAGCCTGATTTTGTTTGGCTTTTTTTATTTATAAATTAACCCCATGTAATAAAAGGTGTTTTATGCCAGTTAAAGGTGCAGATATTTGCGGCGCAAAAACCCGTAGCGGTGGAGTGTGCCAAAGCCCTGCCATGCCTAATGGCCGTTGCCGATTTCATGGGGGGAAAAGTACAGGCGCGCCGAAAGGCCATACAAATAGCCGTAAGCCCGGCAGCCTGTATTCTGATTTTTATACAGACGAAGAAAAAGAGATTGCTGCTGAAATTGAGCTTGAGAGTGTTGATGAAGAGTTGAAACTGTGCAAGATTCGATTGCGCCGCGCCATGAGGCTTGAAGAAGAGCAGAAGCGGCGACAAGATGAAGAGCGTTTAGAGCTGGACAGACTGGTGGAGACGCCATCTGTTATTGGTGGTGTTGCAATCCAAGACGACCCTGATGTGCCTCCTGTGAAACAAAAGACTTTTGTTTATCGTGATTACGGGGAGATTATTAACCGCATACTTGCCCGTATTGAATCTTTGACGATGACACGTCAGAAGCTGCTTAAAGGGTTAGTGGTGGATTTGAAATCATCTGATGGAAGTATGACCCCCAAAACAGGCTTGGCGGCTTTTGAGTCAGTGGAAGAATTTTTAAAATACGCGCATGAAGTAGATGATATGGTGTGATGGAACAAGGTCATATTAATGCAGCCCGATTGAAATCATACGGCAGCTTGTATATGTTTACACGCTGGATGTTTTATCAAAGGCGTGGCTATATTTGGCAGCGAGCGAATCATCATATCCTAATCTGTAATGCGCTTGAGCGTGTTTTCAACGGCGAAACAAAACGCCTGATTATCAACATTCCGCCGCGCTACTCGAAAACGGAAATCGCGGTTGTGAATTTTATCGCATGGGCGATGGGGCGTGTGCCTGATTGTGAGTTTATTCATGCGAGTTATTCGGCGACACTGGCCGTCAACAACTCCGTGCAGATTAGGAACTTGGTACAGCACGAAGAGTATCGGGCGATATTCCCTGATTTAGCACTTGCAAGCGAGAGTAGCCATCACTGGAAAACGACCGCAGGCGGCGTGATGTACGCAACAGGTACAGGTGGCACGATTACAGGTTTCGGTGCGGGCAAACACCGCGAGGGATTCGGCGGCGCAATCATACTGGACGATTTGCACAAGGCTGATGAAGCGCGAAGCGAGGTTAGGCGGCAAAACGTTATCGACTGGTTTCAAAACACGTTGGAATCCCGTAAAAACAGCCCCGATACGCCGATTGTCGTGATTATGCAAAGGTTGCATGAAAACGATATTGCGGGATGGCTGCTCGATGGCGGCAACGGCGAAGAGTGGGAGCATTTGTGCCTACCAGCTATTCAAGACGACGGCACGGCGTTGTGGCCTGAAAAGCACGATATTGAAACATTGCGCCGAATGGAACAAGCCGCGCCGTATGTATTTGCCGGGCAGTATCTGCAAAAACCTGCACCGCCTGATGGCGGTACGTTCAAGCCTGATAATCTGCAATTTGTTAAGGCATTGCCTGCCGGTAATATCAGATGGGTGCGCGGATGGGACTTGGCGTCCACTGCGAACGACGGCGACTACACGGCAGGCGGCAGGCTTGGTGTGACTGAGGATGGGCGGTATATCATCGCCAACGTCGTGCGCGGTCAGTATGGGGCAGACGAAAGGGACAGGATATTACGCAACACGGCGCAAAAAGACGGCGTGAAAACGAAAATATCTATCCCGCAAGACCCCGGTCAGGCCGGTAAATCGCAAACTTTATATCTGACCCGCCAGTTGGCGGGTTTTTCTGTATCTGCAAGCCCCGAATCGGGCGATAAGGTAACACGCGCCGAGCCATTCGCGGCACAGGTCAACATCGGCAATGTGATGGTGCTGGATGACGGCACTTGGGATACGGACGCGCTGATTGCGGAAATGCGGATGTTCCCAAACGGTCAGCATGACGACCAAATCGACTGTTTGAGCCGGGCCTTTGGCGAGCTACTGGACACCCGAACGGGCATGATTGATTTCCTGCAATCGCAGGTTGAGGCTATGAAATGAGTAAAAAGACACCTTTATCGCAAGGCTTTATCGCCCGTGTTGCCGCCGGTGTCCGTTACGCCTTTACCGGCAACGCGGACGGGTGGTTTGACGCGGGCGAGCCTTTAGCCCCTGTCGCGCAGCAGGCAGAGGGGCGGCGGTTTGATTACGAGCCGTTCTACAACGTCGGGCATTCCAAACCGCGCGAACGTGAAGCGGTAGGCTTTGCACAATTACGCGCCCTTGCCGATAACTACGATGTGCTGCGTTTGGTTATCGAGACGCGTAAAGACCAAATGGAGTGCCTTAAGTGGACAATCCAAAAGCGCGATGTCGAATCAACCAAAGACAACGAATCGCAACGAAAAGACCGAAAGGTCGATGAAGCGATTGCGTTCTTCCAGTCGCCCGATAAAGAACATACATGGGCGGACTGGCTGCGCATCTTGCTGGAAGACCTGTTTGTTATTGACGCGCCGTGTATCTACCCGCGTAAAACACTAGGCGGCGACCTGTACGCCCTTGAAGTGATGGACGGGGCGACGATTAAGCGCGTTTTGGATAATACAGGACGTATGCCGTTACCGCCTGATACAGCTTATCAGCAAATCTTGCACGGCATGGCGGCAGTCGATTACACGGCTGACGAGTTGATTTACCGTTCGCGGAATAATCGAAGCTACAAGGTTTACGGTTATTCGCCTGTTGAACAAATCATCATGACTGTGAATATTGCCCTGAAGCGGCAGCTTCACGCGCTTGAATATTACACGGCGGGCAGTGTTCCCGATGCTTTGATCGGCGTGCCTGAAACGTGGACGATGGATGATATTAAACGCTTCCAAGAATACTTTGATTTGCTGTTGTCAGGCGAGACGGCGGAGCGGCGCAAGCTGCGTTATGTTCCGGGTGAGTTGTCCCGAAACTTCAAAGAGACCAAGCAGCCACCGTTAAAGGACGTTTACGACGAATGGCTGGCGCGTGTCGTCTGCTTTGCGTTTAGTGTCGAACCTACGCCGTTCGTGGCGCAGGTAAACCGTAGCGTGGCAGAGACGAGCCGTGAGCAGTCGCTTTCAGACGGCATGAGCAGTCTGAAAAACTGGGTAAAAGCCCTGATTGATGATGTGCTTGCCCGATACATGAATATGGCGGCGTATGAGTTTGTCTGGAAGGAAGAGGAATCACTCAACCCGAAAGAACAGGCGGAAATCTACGCCATTTATAAAAACGCAGGCATCTTGACCGCTGATGAAATCCGCGCCGAACTGGGTAAAGAGCCATTACCGGATCAGGAGGAGCCTGAACCGAATCGGCAAGACGATTGGAAGCCTGAAAAGCAGCCGAACCAAGAGGCTGAAAAGCTGGGAAAGTCGGAAAGCCCGATGAGCGAAGACGAATCTGCCGCGCTTATTGAGGCTTATTTGCTGACACGCATTGACGGCTTGGCTGAACAAATCGCGGCACTGATTGATAGTGCGGCCGTCGATTGGCAGGCTGAGGATTTGGCGGCGGAATTGAGCCGCGCGGCAGGGGTTGTTGCAAACGGCTTGAATTTTGGCGATTGGTCGGGATTGTCCGATGTAGTCGAGCCGATAATCAGGCGTGTTGCAGAAGATGGGGCGGTTGCCGCCTTGTTGCGTGTAATGCCTGAACCTGCCGTCGGTATGGTTACGAACATTCGAAGCCGTGCCGTCAAGTGGGCGCATGAACGCGCCGCCGAAATGGTCGGCATGAAGTGGGCGGGCGGCGAGCTTATCCAAAATCCTGCCGCCGAGTGGCAAATCACAGAGGGAACGCGCGAAATGATACGCGGCCAAGTGGTTGAAGCCATGCGAAACGGCGACAGTGTGCAGGAATTGGCAGGCCGTCTGAAAGAATCTCACGCTTTCAGCAATACCCGCGCCCGAACTATTGCCCGAACTGAGACGGCGATGGCTGACGGCATGGGCAATCTGATTGGCTGGGAAGAGACCGGGCTTGTTGCCGGTAAACAGTGGCTGACAGCTGAAGACGATAAAGTGTCAGAGATTTGCAATACCAACGGGGATATGGGCGTTATTGGACTGCATGAGCATTTTGCGCATGGTTCGCTGACGATTCCGGGTCATCCTAATTGCAGATGTACGGTTGTCCCTGTTTTGGCAGAGGATATGCCTGAATCTTGATTCCTTTGGGTAAAGTGGGTGTGTTTTGCCGCCTCTTCGTGGGGCGGCTTTTTTTTGGAGCAAATCAATGACGAAGTTATACGCGGAAATCGCCAAGATGGAGGCGCAGGACGACGGCACGGTCAAAGTTTGGGGTTATGCCTCGAGCGAAGCGGTCGATTCGGACGGCGAAGTTATCGCGGCGGAAGCAATGAAAGCGGCTATTCCAGACTATATGAAGTTTGGCGCGGTGCGTGAAATGCACGGCTCAAACGCAGCGGGAACGGCGATTGAAATCAACGTAGAAGACGACGGGCGCACATTTTTTGGCGCGCATATCGTTGACCCTATTGCGGTTACGAAAGTTAAGACAGGCGTTTACAAAGGCTTTTCCATCGGCGGCAGCGTTACCGCCCGCGATGATTTGAACAAGTCGCAAATCACGGGCTTGAAGCTGACAGAAATCAGCCTTGTTGACCGCCCTGCCAATCCTGACGCGGTGTTTACCTGCTTTAAAGCGGACAAGCCGAAAGCCGATGAAGAGGCGGATAAAAATGAAGACGACAAGTCAGCCGATAAAACCGATGAAACGCCAGCCGATGATGCTGAAAAGGCAGACGGCGACAAGAAAGACGATAAAGAAGACAAGGAGGACGAAGCCGAAAAATCGGCAAGCGTGAATTTGTCCGAATCTGAAATCGCCATCTTGAAAGCAGTTTTGGCTAAAGCAGACAAGCCGAAAGACGAGCCGGTCGCCAAATCAATGTACCAAGTCAAATCACTGGCTGATGTATTGATGTCGCTGAAATGGCTGGTTGATGACGCTGTCTATGTTGACATCGATGAAGCCGTTATCGCGCAAATCAAAGAATCAGCAGCCAGCCTCGCCGAATCGCTGAAAGCGTTGGCGGCAAGCGAAGCCGATAAGCTGGTCGATGGTTTGGCAGCCAAAGCCGACAAATCAGACGATATTGCCAAAGCGGAATCGGCTGACGAACTGGCAAAAGCGCAAGACGCGCTGAAGAAATCGAATGATGCCCTTGCTAAAGCACAGGCGGAAATCGAGAGCTTGAAGAAACAGGCAGCACCGCCGAAAGGCAGTACGAAAGCCATCGGCAAGGCAGAAGACAACGGCGAAGACCCATTAAAAGGTTTTCAGCCGATTGTAAAGAATGACGGTTCGCTTGATGATGTGGCAACACTCATTAAAGCAGCACAAACAGGCCGTCTGTAACACCGCTTACAGGCGGTTTTTTTATTATCAGGAGCGATAAATGAACGTGAATCAACTCACACAAGAAACAATTGAGCTGATGAAGTCAGCACAAGCAAACGGCGAGCCGTTGAACAAAGGTTACACCCAACCTACCAGTCCTACTACTGGCCTGCAAATCTACGACCTGTCCGCGCCGTCTCAAAAGCTCTATCCGGTATTGACCCCGTTGCGTAACCGTATCCCCCGCGTGGGCGGCGGTCGCGCCATCGACTCAAACTGGAAGGCGATCACGAATATCAACGTCGGCAATCAACGCGCCGGCATCAGCGAAGGTAAACGCGGTGGCGTTATCAATCACGAAATTGTTGAACGTAACGCGCGATTCCGCGCCATCGGCTTGGAAAACCAAGTAACCTTTGAAGCTGACTACGCAGCGCGTGGCTTCGAGGACGTGAGAGCGTTGGCGGTTGCCCAAACCTTGCAGGCTACCATGATTGCCGAAGAAATGATTTTGTTGGGCGGTAATACCAGCTTGAAATCAGGCGTTACACCTACTCCGACCGCTGCCGTTTCGAATGACGCGACGGGTAAAATCAGCGGCAACACCTTGTCTGTAATCTGCGTGGCTTTGAGCTTGCAGGCATATTGGGACGTTGCAGGCGCGAACAACGGTGCAATCGGTCAAAGCCTGAACATTAAAACTGCTCAAGTACCGGCTAAAATCACACGCCAAAACGCGGACGGTTCTACCGATACTTTCGGCGGTGGTTCTGCTCAAAAATCTGCGGCCGCTTCTGTTTCCGGTATTGCGACAGGCAAGAAAGTAACTGCTATGGTTCCAGCCGTTCGCGGCGCGGTTGCTTACGCTTGGTTCTGGGGTGCTGCCGGTTCTGAAAAACTGGGCGCGGTCACTACTTCTGCGAAAGTGGATATTTTGGCTGACGCTGAAGGCACTCAAACCGCCGCTTCTTTGCCGTCTGAAGACAATTCCACTTCCATTTTGGAATTTGACGGCCTGTTGACCCAAATCGCCCTGCCTGATTCCGGCGCGTATTGGGCGGATAACAAAGGCCGCGGCCTGACCTCAGACAACGCAGGCGGCGTGTATGAGTTTGAAGAAGCGTTCGCGCATTTCTTTACCCGATACCGCCTGTCCCCCGATACCATCTACGTCAACGCCCGTGATTTGGCGGCACTGACCAAGTTGATTATCGGTAGCAACGGTGCGCCGATGATTAAATTGAACGTTGACGTGAACAATACGGCGAACATCCGCGCCGGTGTCGTTGTCGGTTCGTATATGAACAAGATTACAGGCGACGACCTGAACATCGTTGTTCATCCAAACTTGCCTGCCGGTACTTACCTGTTCTACTCAAGCCGTCTGCCTGCCTACGTTCAGGGCATCGGCAATCTGCTGCAAGTGCGTACGCGCCAAGAGTATTATCAAATCGAATGGCCGCTGCGTACCCGTATGTATGAATATGGCGTTTACGCAGACGAAGTGTTGCAAGGTATGTTTATGCCTGCCTTTGGGATGATCACCAACGTGGGTTAAGCCTAATCAGGCCGTCTGAATTTTCGGACGGCCTCTTTCTTTTGGAGATTTTGAAATGACTGAAATGGTTAAATTACAATCCCCTGAAGGCTTTACCGATGTTTCCTTTGGTAGCCAAAGCTACGCAGTGGACGAAAACGGCGTTGTTGAAGTGCCGTCAGAGGCGGCGGAATTTCTGTATCAGTTCGGTTTTGGCAATGTTGCCGCCGAGCCTGCCGAAGAGCCTGAAAAAGCCAAGCGCGGACGCAAACCTAAAACCGAACAGCCGGTAGAACAAGCCGAACCTGCCGAAGCAGAAGCTGAAAAGGCTGAATAACGATGGCCGCCCTGGTATCGCTTGAGGAGTTCAAGCAGCGTATCGGCGTTGAACATGACCGCAGGGACGATTTCTTTCTGAGCGTCATTGACGGCGTGTCGGCGGCGGTGGAAGCCTATATCGGTCGCAGTCTTTGGGCTGCCGATTATGTCGAGCGGTACGACGGCAACGGCAAAGACCGCATCGTGTTGGACAATTACCCAGTTCTGTCGGTGTCGTCCGTCAAAATCAACGGCGCGGATGTCGGCGGCTGGGAGTTTGACAACTGGCTGCTGATGCGCCCCGAAGGTTTCACACGAGGGCTGAGGAATGTCGAGGTATCGTACCGCGCGGGCTATGAGCACATACCCGCCGATATACGCGAAGCCGTGATGATTATCGCTATGCAACGCGTGAACGAAATCGAGAACAGGGGCGCGCAAAGTAAAACCTTGGCGGGTGAGAGCGTATCGTTTTCGGCATTACCCGAAACGGGCGGTATGCCGCCGTCTGCGTTCTCAATACTTAAGGAATACCGGCGCAAGGGGGTTTGATGGTCAAGGTTGAATTTATCGGCGGAGATATTCTGGCGGCGGTTTTTAAGGCATATGCCGCCGATGTTCAAGATGCGGTCGTCAAATCAGTGGGCAGGTCGGCATTGCGCCTGCAACGCGAAGTCAAGCAGAACCGGTTATCGGGTCAGGTGTTGAGGGTAAGGACAGGCAACCTGAGACGCTCCATACATCAGCGCGTGAACGTTTCAGGCAATGTTGTTTCAGGCGAAGTCAATACGAACGTCCGTTACGGCATCGCGCATGAGTATGGTTTTACGGGTAATGTCAACGTGAAGGCTTCGCTGCGTCAGGTCAAACAGGCGTTCGGGAAGCCGCTGAAATCGCCGCGATATGTCCATGTCCGCGCCCATACCCGTGATGTAAAGTTGCCGGAGCGGTCGTTCCTTCGTTCGGCATTGCGCGATTTGACGCCGAAGTTCGCGGATGACCTGCAAACATCGATTAGAAAGGTGCTGAAATGAATCGTGAGGCGGTTTATTCCGCGCTGTGGGCGAAGCTGGACGCATTAGGCGGTTTTACAACCAAGAGCCGTAAATTACTGCACTGGAACGATGTGAAACGCTACGACCAGCCTGCGTTATTTATGGCTCAGGGCGATATGCAGGCGTTGACATTGACGGGGCAGGAAACCAAGTGGATTTTGCGCGTCGATGTTTACCTGTACGTTCAGACGGCAGGCGAACCGCCCGCGCCCATTATGAATCCGCTGATTGACGCGGTGTGCAATGCCGTGAACGCCGTCCACCCTGTTACAGGCAAGACGGATTTGACGGCAGACGGCGCGGATATTGAGTATTGCCGCGTCGAGGGTACGGTGGAAACAGACGAGGGAACGCTTGGCGAACAGGCGGTTTGTATTATTCCGATTGTGATTTGCGCCGCGTAATGCGGCTTTTTTTGAAAGGAAACGTCATGCAACTGACTTTCGGCGCGGGCGAGGTGTTCGCGCAAATGATTACGGATGCCTACGGCAACCGTGTACAGAATGCAACGCCCGTGCGTATCATGGGCTTGCAGGAAATGTCTGTCGATTTGTCGGCGGAATTGAAAGAGTTTTACGGCCAAAACCGCTTTGCGCTGGCTGTGGCACAAGGCAAGGTCAAGGTGTCGGGCAAATTCAAGGGTGCGTTGATTAACGGTCTGACCCTGAATACCCTGTTTTTCGGCGCGGAATATGCAACCGGCACGATGAAAGCCCTGTTTGCCGATACTATGGGGAAAGCCATCCCTACGAGCGGCGCATATACCGTTCAGGCAGCCGCGCCCAATGGCGGTACGTTTGTTGAAGACGCCGGCGTGATGGGTAGCGACGGCACGGCATACATCAAGGTTGCCGCATCGCCTGCGGCGGGTCAGTACACGGTATCGAAAACCGGCCTGTATACCTTTGCCGAAGCGGATAAGGGTAAAACCGTTTATCCGAGCTTTACCTATACGCAAACGATGCCGTCAGCCAAGAAGATTGATTTGTCCAATATGGCGATGGGCAATACGCCGACGTTCCAGTTGAAATACCTGACGCAGTTCAAGGGCAAAAAAGCCCTGTTGGAACTGGAAAGCGTAACCAGCGGTAAATTGGGCTTGTTCTCGACTAAAAACGACGACTTCTCCGTCCCCGAAATCGACTTTACCGCCTCAACCGACGAGGCAGGCTTTAAAGTCGGTACGCTGTGGATTCAGGAGTAATGTTTATATGCCGTCTGAAAAGGCGGCTTTTTTTATTTAACCAAAGTCAAGGAAATAAAAATGACCGTACGAATTAAAGGTGTAACCGTCGAACTGAACGGCACAGATTACGTTATCCCGCCGATTGCGTTGGGTGCGTTGGAGCAGTTGCAGGAGCGCATCGGCACATTTGACGGCAATGCGATGGATGCCAAACAAATCTCTACCGTTATCGATTGCGCCCACGCCGCCCTGAAGCGCAATTATCCGAATTTAACGCGCGAAGAAGTCGCCGACTTAATCGATATCGGCAACATGAACGAAGTATTTGCCGCCGTGATGGACGTTTCAGGCTTGAAACGCAAGGAGCAGGAAGCCGCACAAGCGGGGGAAGCTCGGGCGGCGGATTAAGTTTCGGCGCGATGATTGCCCACGTTTGCGCCTCTACCGGCTGGACGTGGGACTACGTCGCCGACAACTTGGATTTGCCGCGCATCAAACACCTGAACGAGTATTGGCGCGAACATCCGCCCGTACATATCTTGGTTGCCTCGTACATGGGCATCAAGCCGTCGTCGGGCGTCGCACAAAGCGAAGCGGACGAAGCCGAAGCCATCGGTATGCTTGGCGGTAACGAACTGTCTGAAGATGAATTTAACGCCTTGCTGAAAGCGAAAGGAATCATCTAATGGGTAATGCGATTTTCCCCACGTTTCCCGGCTTGAAGTGGGGACGGAAGAAAACGGCGGTATGGAGTACCGGTACGCAGAAATCGGCAAGCGGGCGTGAATTTCGCACCGCCTATTACAGCTATCCGCAATGGCGGTTTTCGCTGTCGTTCGAGGTGTTACGGACGAAAGCATCCGTGAACGAGTTGGAGCAGTTGGCGGGATTCTTCAACGCGCGTAAAGGCAGCTTTGAAAGTTTTTTGTACGAAGACCCTACCGACAACGCCGTAACCGACCAAGCTATCGGAAACACGGTGCAGGGCGTTACGCGTTATCAGCTTGTCCGTTCGATGGGCGGATTTATCGAGCCTGTGTTGGCGGTCAAGGAACGACCCGCCGTCAAGGTTGGCGGTACGGCGTTGACATATGGGCGCGATTACACCGTTACCGACAAGGGCGTTTTGGTTTTCAATACGCCGCAACCGCCGAACAGCCTGATTACTTGGACGGGCGGCTTTTATTTCCGTGTGAGATTTACGTCTGACACGGTGGATTTTGAAAACGTTTTGGGCAGCTTGTGGACGGCTAAAAAGATTGAATTTACGAGCGTCAAGTTATGAAGACAGCGACAAAAGAACTGATTGATTTGCTGCACGGCAGCGACGAGTTTCAGATGGCGGATTTGTACACCATTACGCTTTCAGGCGGTCAGGTGCTACGGCATACCGGCGCGGATATGCCCGTCGTTTGGGATGGTCAGACCTACGGGGCGCACGAGCTGATTATCAAGCGCGGCGCAACCCGTATTGCTGTCGGATTGGATGTGGATTCCAACACCTTGCAGATTTCAGCCGCGCCCGATTACAGGCTTGAGGGCTTGCAATGGGCGGAGGCTGCTCTGGGCGGCGTATTGGACGGCGCGCGGGTCAAGATAGACCGCGTGTTTTTTGATGCCGAACTTCGCCCCGTCGGTGCGGTGAATATCTTTTCAGGGCGCGTGTCGGACGTATCGGGCAGCAGGTCGTCCGTGAAGGTTGACGTGAAATCCGACATCGAGCTTTTGAACGTTTCCAGCCCGCGCAACATTTATCAGGCGGGCTGTATGAGGACGCTCTATGACGACGGCTGCAAGGTCAACCGTGAGAAATTCACGGTAAACGGGCGTGTAACCGAAAACAGCCAAACGGGAACTGTGCTCAAACACAATCTGACGCAGCCTGACGGCTGGTTTTCGCAGGGCGTGATTAAGTTCACGAGCGGGCGAAACGCAGGCTTGAGCAGGACGGTCAAGGCACACGACGGCAACACGTTCGAGTTTGCCCTTCGCCTGCCCTACCCGCCGCAAGCGGGCGATGTGTTCAAGGTTTATCCGGGCTGCAACAAGCGGCGCGATACCTGCAAGGATAAGTTTGACAACATCGTGCATTTTCGCGGCTTCCCGTTCATCCCTTCAGCAGATACGGTGGTGTGATATGCCGTCTGAAATGGATTTGAGGGCGCGAATCGTTGAAGAGGCGCGGTCATGGCTTGGCACGCCGTACCATCATCACGCGATGGTAAAGGGCGCGGGAGTGGATTGCGCCATGATTTTGGTTGCCGTCTATGGGGCGGTGGGGCTGCTTCCCGAAGGGTTCGACCCGCGCCCTTACCCTCAAGATTGGCATCTGCACCGCGATTCCGAGCGTTATTTGGGGTTTGTCACGCAATTTTGCCGTGAGACGAAATCGCCGCAGGCGGGCGACATTGCAGTATGGCGTTTCGGGCGGTCGTTTTCGCACGGCGGCATATTGGCAGGCGACAACAAGATTATTCACAGCTACATCGGGCGCGGCGTGGTGTTGGACGACATCAACCAAGCCGAACTTATCGGGCGCGAGGTTCGGTTTTTTACATTTTCATTTTGATTTTACGGCCGTCTGAAAGGGCAGGCTTTACGCGGGGGCGAAGGATAAGGAAATGCACTGCCCAAGTTCGGCATTGATGTTTACGAGCGCATCCAATGAAAATTTGTCGATTTTCCCGTTCAGCAGGTCGTTGATGCGCGGCTGGGTCAGACCGCAATGTTCTGCGGCCTGTTTTTGCGTCCAACCGTTTTCGCGGACGGTATCGGCGATGTGCATCATCAGGTCGGCGCGTAACCGCATATTGGCGGCTTCGGCAGGCGTGTCGCACAGTGCGTCAAATACGGAGGCGAAAGTTTGGCTTTCCATTATTTCTTTTCCTGAATCAATTTGTTGTAACGTTTTTTCGCCAATTCCAAATCGGCAGGCGCGGTTTTTTGGCTTTTCTTTTGGAAGGCGTGCAGTACATAGACGGCATCGGCAATTTTGGCTGTATAGATAACGCGGTATGCGCCGCCTTCTTCCCTCAGGCGGATTTCCATTACCCCGCTGCCGATGGTGTTCATGGGTTTGAAATCGACCGGCATTCCGCCGCATTGGATGCGGTGCAGTTGATAACCTGCCGCTTGTTTGGCGTTTTCAGGGAATTGCCGCAGGCAATCCAATGAATCGCCTAAAAAATTTAATGGTTTCATATTTTATATCTGTTTTGATATAAGTAAATTATATCAATTTTGATAATTTTTGCAAGTGTTTTGAGGTGGTTTTATGGGTGGTAAATCGTCAACTATTACATCAGCGGAAGAGCGTATCTTATCGTTACAGGTTCAGCGGTCATCACAAGGGCTGACCCTGCCCGTCATCTACGGCAGGACGCGTGTAGCCGGTAATTTGGTGTGGTACGGCGATTTCGTTGCCATCGAGCATAAGGCCACGACGCGTCAGGGCGGCAAGGGCGGCGGCGGTGTGAAACAGGTCGATATTTCCTATACCTACGAAGCCGCCGTCATGCTTGCTTTGTGCGAGGGCGAGATTCAGGGCGTGGGGCGGATTTGGCGCGACAAGGAGAAATTCGATTCGCTGGCACAGTTGCGCCTGACGCTTATGCGCGGCGGCGACGAGCAGCCGTTGTGGACGCACCTGCAACAGGCGAAGCACCAAGACCAGGCGTTGAATTATTCGGGCACGGCTTATTTGTGCAGCCCGAACTACGAACTGACGAAATCGGCGCAAATATATCAGCACAATTTCGAGGTCATCGGGAAATTGGGCTATTCCGGCAATATCCCCGATGCAAACCCGCGCGAAATCGTATTGGATTTGCTGACGAACCAACGCTACGGCTGCGGTTTTCCGTCCCAAAACATCGGCGATACCGACCGATACAGCAATTATTGCCGCGCCGTCGGGATTTTCCTGAGCCCTGCCTACACGGAACAGGGAGAGGCGCAACGGAATATTTCCGAGCTGCTCGAGCAGACCAACAGCGCGGCGGTATTTTCGCAAGGTCGTCTGAAAATCATTCCCTACGGAGACGGCAGCTATTCGGGGAACGGCGCGGTGTATGTTGCCGACAACAAAGCCGTCTATGACCTGACCGATGACGATTTTATCGTTTCGGGTGCGCAAGACCCTGTAAAGGTCGAGCGCAAAACCAATGCCGATGCGTTTAATCAGATTCAGGTCGAGTACCTTGACAGGGACAACGATTACAACGTCGCCATCGCGGAAGTGAAAGACCAGGCGAATATCGAGCAGTACGGATTGCGCCCGAAAGACGCGGTCAAGATGCACGGGATTTGCGATGGCAAAGTAGCGCAAAAAGTAGCACAACAACTGCTGCAACGAGCCCTGTATGTCCGCAACGAATATGAGTTTAAGCTTGGCTGGAAATACTGCCTGCTCGAGCCGATGGACATCGTAACCCTGACAGACGCAGGGCTTGGCTTGAATAAAACGCCCGTCCGAATCACGGAGATTGAAGAAGACGAAGAAGGGGTTTTATCCATCAAGGCTGAGGACTACCCAGTCGGTGTTTATACCGTGTCTGAATATCCGACGCAGCCGTCTTTGGGTTATTCGGCTGACTACAACGTTTCGCCGGGCAACGCCCATGTGCCTGTAATTTTCGAAGCACCGTTGCAACTGACGGGCGGTGAACCGCAAATCTGGCTGGCAACCGCCGGAGGCGATATGTGGGGCGGTGCTGAAGTGTGGGTGTCGACAGACGGCGACAGCTACACCCGCGTCGGCGCGGTCAATCACAAGGCGCGTTTCGGATCGCTGACCGCCGCTTTACCGAATGGCGCGGTTTTCGATCGGACAAATACATTGGGCGTGGAAATTTCAGCGGGGCAGCTTACGGGCGGTACGGAGCAGGACAGCCGCGATTTGCTGACATTGTGCTACGTTGACGGCGAATTTCTGGCATACGCCAACGCCGAACTGAAAGGCGTGGGGCGCTACACATTGGGCAACCTGACGCGCGGCGCGTATGGCTCTACCATCAACGCACACGCGGCGGGCAGCCAGTTTGCACGTATTGACGAAGCATTGTTCAAATACGCCGTTCCACGAAATTGGATTGGTCGCACGGTTTGGGTCAAACTGGTTTCATACAATGTTTTCAGCGGCGGTATTCAAGATTTGGCAGAAGTGCCGGCGTATTCCTACACCATCAAAGGTGCGCCGCTCGGGCAGATTCAAAACCTACGCCTGACATCATCTTGGGCATACGGCAAAGAAGCCGTCATCGCTTGGGATAAATTGGACGGCGCGGATACCTACGACGTGGAAATATACGCAGGTAACAGCCAACGCCGTTTGCGTTCAGTCAGCGGTATCGTTGACAACAGCTACACCTACACTCAGGCGGATATGAAATCTGACGGCGGTCAGGTACGAGATATTGTCTTCAAGGTTCGCGGTCGTGCCGTTACCGGCAAAACAGGCAACTGGGCGCAAATAGCGGCGCAAAATCCGCAAATTCAAGCATTGCAGGGCATCGCTATCGACAGCGGTTTGAAACAGGCGTTTTTTACCTGCCAAAAACCTGCCGAAGAAGATTTCGCCGGCATCATCGTTTGGGTTTCCGAAAATGCAGCCGTACCGACCACGGACGCAAACAAAGTCTATGACGGCGCGGAAACGTTTGTAACCGTCGCCAAATGCAACGGCAAACCGCTGGAGAAAGGTAAGACCTACCATCTACGGGCGGCGGGTTATGACAGCTTCGGCAAAGATAATTTAAGAGTCAGCAGCAGCGTATCGTTTACTGTTTACGATGTATCGACAAACGACCTGTCGGAAAGCAATCTGAATCAGGCTTTGCGCGACAAGCTTGCCCTGATAGACGGCAACGGCGCAGGGAGTGTAAACGCACGAATCGCAGCCGAAGCACAGGCGCGGGCGGCGGTTGCCCGCACGGCAGAAGCCGCAAAAGCCGCAGCGAAAAAAGCCGGCGAACTTGGAAACAAGATAACGGCTGTCGAGCGAGTGAATAACGAACAGGCGCAGCAAATCAGGACGGTTACCGCAGCACAAGGCACAACCGCCGCAGGATTGGAAGTTGAAAAGAAAGCACGGGCAGACGGCGACAGGGCAGAAGCTGCGGCGCGTGAAACGTTGGCAGGTCGTGTATCTACGGCTGAGGGCAACATCACACGCGAAACGCAAGCGCGGGTCACCGCCATCAATGCCCAGACCGCCGCAACAGAAGCTCTGAAAACACGGGTCGGCAATACTGAAAGCAGTATCACAGCATTGCGCGAAACCGTTAATCAGAAAGACAGTGCGAGGTCGTCTGAAATCCAAACGCTGACCGCGAAGATTGACGGTGTTTCGGTTGGTGGCCGCAACTACGCCCTATCAACAGGAACGCCCGGCAAAGTGCTGACAGTGAGCGGGAATAATCAGACTAAAAACGTCACAATCGACGTGTCGTCTGCTTTGGAACTGAAGCAAGGCGATAGCCTGATTATCTCGTGCGACATCGAGCTGGCAAACGCTACATCGCCTTATGGCAAACCATACCCGCGAATCGGTGCGGAATTTTCCGTAATCTATGCGGACAACTCGGTAGGTTATTTTGCCGCCTGGTACGACGAAGCCGTCAGCGGTACGTCCAAAACGCTGAAACAGCGTCTTGTTGCCAAACGCACGGTTGCCAAAGAGGTTAAAGCACTTCGAAGCTTCATCGTTCAGGCGCGGTATCAGACATCAGAATCCATCAAGGTTTCAAATGTGAAACTGGAACGCGGAACGGTAGCGACCGATTGGACACCGGCACCTGAGGACAACGATGGTTTGCAGGAAGTTCGCGGCACGGTTCAGGTGGTTCAAAACACACTGGTCAAAGCAATAGGCGACATCAAATCGCTTGGCGAACGTATCACGACAGCCCAGTCAACGGCAGACGGGAATAAAGCGACGGTACAAGCCCATGCACGCAGTATCAACGGCTTGGAGGCACAATACACGGTCAAGGTTGATGCAAACGGCAAAGTGGCGGGCTTCGGCTTGGCTACCGCGCCGAAAAACGGAACGCCTGAAAGCAAATTCATTGTGAATGTCGACCGTTTCGGCATCGGCGCACCGGGCAAAGCCGACGTTTTCCCATTCACGGTAGACACACGGCAAAACCGTGTCGGCGTGAACGGCGAACTGGTGGTAAACGGTAAGGCGATTGTCGATAGGTTGAACGCCGGGGATATTCACGGCGATAAAATTACGGCAAACACGCTGGACGCAAACCGCCTGAAAGCCGGAAGCGTTACCGCGCGGGAAATCGGGGCAAACGCCGTTACCGCCGATAAGATTCAGGTTGCCGATTTGAGCGCGGTATCTTCCAACCTTGGAAGCATCACGGGCGGCAGCCTGAATATCGGCGGGGGTAATTTTACGGTCTCGCCAGACGGCATCCTGACGGCGAACAATGCGGTAATACGCGGACGGATTGAGGCTGATTCGGGTTATTTCAACGGTACGGTCAGGGCTTCGTCCGTCGAGGGCGATGTGATGAAGGCGCACAGGTTGCGTTGGACGGAGGGTAATGTTTGGGTGTTGGATTTGGATAAAGACCCGCTGCCGAGGGTTTTGATACCGAATTTTCGGGTTATTTCGGAAACGTACGGCAACAGAGTAGTTCAGGCAAGGCTGATGCTTAACGGGGGGTTGCTTAATCCGTTGGTAACCAAAGACTATGAATTATTTAGGGCTTACTATTATGACAACGCCAAGCATTCCTCTAAGCCGAGTCGACGTGGACGTAATAGAGATTCTAATTATATAGAACTCACGGATTATAGGTACAAAACCCGGCTGGAGTACCCGATTCAAATCATCCCCGCCGGAAAACCGATTAGTTTGAAGTTGACGCTGGCTTCCCACGAATCGGTGTTCTCGCCGTTCGTGTCGGTTTCGTATTTGTCGCAATCCGACTATGAATACAAGCAGTTGCTGGGGAGAATGGTTTGGCGTACTTTTGCGGAGGATTTCCGGTACGACAACAGGCGGCAGGTTTATTTGGGCGGCGACAGACGCGTCCATAATTACCAAAATCAGATGCGTAACCATTGGGAACCGTATGGCGGACTGCTGCAGTTGCCGGACAATATCTACGGCATATCGTTCGAGTACAGGCTTTATACCAACAGAGACTGGAGTACGATGATTACGTTCGACAGGTCGGATGCTTATGAGGTGGTTAAGAAATACCGTGCTAATGGATTTGGGCCGTATTCTCTGTATAAGCGGGAGTTTGATACCGCTATTCCGAAATCTAATCTGTTGTTCTTTGTGGAAAAGTCTTGGCAGTATATCGAGTTGCGGAATATCAGGGTGCTGATTCCGGAATCGCGCGAAAACGAGGTTTGGCAGGTTGGTTGATGCCCCTGTATGCCGCCGTTTGAGTTTTTCTGACTTTTGTTTGGCTATGCCGTCTGAACCTTTCAGGCGGCATTTTTGTTCCTGCCCCGTTCGGGGCTTTTTTGTGGAGTTTTGTTATGAGTGAGGGCAAGAAGATTGTCGCTTTGGGTTTTTCAGCCGAGGACGGTATGACCGGCGCGGCTGCAGCCTACCACGTCGTCGAATATATCGGCGCGGATTACCGCAACGGTTTTATCACGGCAACGTTGAACGGTTATGTGTCGGAAAACGCGTTTAAATCGGGCAAACAGTACCTGTTGACGCGCACATTGGATTTTCAGGAAGCAGTCATAACCGCACCCGACCCCGATTGGGTGTACCGCAAGGCGTTGGAGGGGGCATCCGGCATACCTAAAGACGCACAGCCCGTCTATGCGGAATAGGTTTTCAGACGGCATCGGACACCGCAGGGCGCAGGCTTTGCGGTGTTTTATATAAGGAGGTTGTTATGGGCAGGTTGGGTTGGATATTGGGTTGGCGGTTTTTGCCCGCCAGGTTTCAGGCGTGGTTGTTCGGCACGGCGACGCGGGTGTTGGAGGCGGTCAGCGGTTTGGGGCTTGTCGGCTACGCGGCGGTGTTCGCGCTTGCGCCCGATGAGATTTATGCGTGGCGGATTTATTACAAGTTTCAGGATATTCCGGAGGCGTGGACGGTGGGCGTGCTGGGGGCGGCGGGGCTGCTTCAGACGGCATTGCTGTTTGCGCGGGGCTTTAAGGGCAATGTGGTTGCGGCTTACCTTTTGCTGTTTTCGGGCTTTGTGTGGTTTTTGATTTCGGTGGCGTTTTTGGGGGCGTATCCGCCTTTGAACACGGGTATGGTTGTTCCGCCGCTGTTGGCGTTTTTCTGTGCGCTGGCGGGGAATAATGCGTTGAAGTTTTTGTTTTCGGCGCAAAAGGCGCGGGGTTTGGCAAATGGGGAGTTGTGAATGGAGTTCTTGCAGTTCGGACTGCTATCTGCGGCAGGCGGCGGCGTGCTGGGCGGCGTGTGGGCAAGCCTTCAGGAACACGACCGTCCGGTGCAGGCTTTGTTGGAGGCGGTGATTTCGGCAATCGCGGCGGCGGCCGTGGCGGAACGTTTCGTGCCTTTGAATCAGGTGTGGACGTGTGCGGCGGCGGGGGTGTTCGTGGGGATGATGACGGGACACGCGCTGGATACGGTGCGCGTGCTCGCGCCCAAGGTTTTGCGCGGTTACTTGGGCGGCTTGGCGGAAAAGGTTACGGGCGTGAAGGGGGATGAATAGCGAAGTATGTCGCCCTTGCTTCTTTCGTCATTCCCGCTGCTTTCCGTCATTCCCACGAAAGTGGGAATCCAGACCCCCAGCGCGACAGGAATTTATCGGAAACGGCTGAAACCCGACGAACCTAGATTCCCGCCTGCGCGGGAATGACGAAAGCAGTCGGATTCCCGCCTGCGCGGAAAGTTACCGTATCGGCAAACGCGACTGAAAAAGACAGCGTGTTCGGCGATGCGGTGCACATTGTGATTGCGACTTAAAACATAGAACGAGTTGTCAACCCAAAGTTTACATCTCGTCTTTTACCGAAAGGATTAAAAATGACAGAATTACCGTGGATAGCCGAAGCCAGAAAACACATCGGCTTGAAAGAAATTCCCGGCTCGAAACACAATCCTGTGATTGTGCAATGGCTGAAAGAAATGGGCAACTTCCCCGGCGCGTCAAAGTCTTGGTACTTTGAAGACGAAACGCCGTGGTGTGGGCTGTTTGTCGGACACTGTTTGGGCAAAGCGGGACGCGCGGTCATCAAAGACTGGTATCGCGCCAAAGCTTGGTCAATGTCGGGTTTGACGAAACTCGAAGCCCCCGCCTACGGATGCCTTGGAGTCAAAACGCGTCGGGGCGGCGGACACGTGTTTTTTGTCGTGGGCAAAGATGCGATAGGCAGAGTCTTGGGATTGAGCGGCAATCAGGGCAATATGGTATCCATCGTCCCGTTTGACCCTGCCGATATTGACGGCTACTATTGGCCGTCCAAACTGATTGGCGGAAAAGCCGTGCCGTCATTTCCCACCGAAGCGCGTTATCAGTTGCCGTTCGTTGCAACCACGGCAAAACAGGGTGGAAGCGAGGCGTAAATGCTTGGGTTTTTGCTGAAAAATTGGAAGCCGGTTCTTGCCTTATCTGCGATTGTTATTTTTGCTTGGTGGCAGGACAGAACGGCGCAATATCGGCGCGGACGCGATGACGCGACGCTGGAGATTTCGGAACGTTTGAAAGCCGCCGCGATTGAGGGGGCGGAACAAAGCCGCAAATCGTCCGCCGCGTATCAGGCGCAAAAGGCGGCGCGTGAGGAAAGGGAAAGGGTGCGTTATGTGCAAGTGCAAAAGATTGTCGAGAAACCTGTTTACCGCAATGTTTGTCTTGATGCTGACGGCGTGTCAATCGTCAATGCCGCCATTGACGACGGCGGTTAAGCCGCCCGCCGATTTGGTGCAGCCCTGCCCGAAACTGCCGCATCTCGAGGGAAACACGGGCGCGGACGTGCTGCCGTGGTCGTTGCAAGTCATCGGCTTGTACAAGGACTGCAAGGCGCGGCACGGCGCGTTGGTACGGGCGTTGGGCGCGGATTGAGTTGTCAACTTCGGGTTGACGGTTGCATCGGGGGAAGTGTCAACATTTCCCCCGATTTTTTATATATCACGCGGACGTGGTAAATTTTTGCCGTTTTGTTTGCGCGAAGGGGGTGTGGTTGCATTTTTTGCAACAACTGCCGGACAACAATGCCGTTTTTGGTTGACGGTTGCCCGGAGAAAACAAATTAACAGGGTGCAGAGATGACTGCGAAAGAATTTTGTGAAAAGCAAATCGCCTACTGGGCGAATGAGAGCCGCAAGGCAAGTGATGACGCCGATTTGAAAGCCTTTGAATTTGCCGAACAGGAATTGGCGAATTATCGGGAAATGTTGAAACAAGTATTGAAACGTTATGCCGTCTGAAAAGACGGCTTTTTTGTAGGAGCGGTAAATGAGCGATTTGGAAGCCAAAGTCAGAATAACGGTAGAAAACCATACGAAGCATGGGTTTGATTCGGCCGCCGCCGATGTTGATAAGGCGGCGGAAAAGATACGCGGCAGCGGCGACAATGCCGCGAAAGGTTTTAAATCCGCAATCGGCAATATGAACGAAACGATGCGCAGCTTCAAAGTCAATATGAAATCGGGCTTTGAGGCGGTGGGCAATCAGGCGCAACAGGCGGCTGACAAGGTTAAAACCGAAGTGGACAAAATCGGTTCGGGTTTATCGGGGCTGACCGGTTTGCTGGCAGGATTGGCAAGCGTCGGCTTCGCGAAATCGATGCTCGATACCGCCGATGCGGTTCAATCGATAAACAGCCAAATCAGACAGGTGGTGTCGTCGGAAACCGAGTATCTGGCTGTGCAGAGGCAGCTTCTCGATACGGCGAACCGTACCCGTGCCTCTCTGGAATCGACTGCCAGCCTGTACGTTTCCACAAGCCGCGCGTTAAAAGACTACGGATACACGCAGCAGGAAATTTTAAAATTCACGGAGGCGACCAACAACGCGATGACGATTGGCGGCGTTGGTGCGCAACAACAGGCCGCCGCGCTGATGCAGTTGTCGCAGGCTTTGGGCAGCGGCGTATTGCAGGGCGATGAATTTAAATCCATTGCCGAAGCCGCGCCTATTCTGCTGGATACGATTGCGGAATATATGGGTAAATCCCGCGCTGAAATCAAAAAGCTGGGCAGTGAAGGGCAGTTGACGGCGGATGTGATTTTTAAAGCCATATCGGGCGCGTCGGAGAAATTCGGCGAGCAGGCGACCAAAATGCCCATGACGATGGGGCAGGCTTTGACGGTGTTCTCGAACAACTGGCAAAGCATGGTTTCAAAACTGCTGAACGACAGCGGCACAATGTCGGGGATTGCTGCCGTTATTAAACTGATTGCGGATAACCTTAATTTAGTTGTTCCGATTGTTGCAGGTTTTGCCGCCGCCATTGCCGCCGCCGTTGCCCCCACGCTGGCTTTGAATCTTGCGCTGCTTGCAAACCCGTTCGGAATTATTGCCGTCGCAATCGGCACGGTTATCGGGCTGATTGCGAAATTCGGCGATGAAATCGATGTTTTCGGCGGCGGCTGGTCGAATCTTTCCGATGTGATTCGGGCGGTTTGGCAAATCATCACGGAAACCATCGGGGAAGCGGTGGGAACCGTCAAATCGTGGTTTGACGGGCTGACAGGCTGGCTGAATGAGAGCGTGGGCGGCTGGTCGTCGTTGTTCGGGCGCGTGATGAGCGTCATCTCAAGCGCAATCGGCGCGTATGTGAACGTTTATATCAACATATTCGCAACCGGCTGGATGCTGATTAAAGAAGCGGCAAACGATATGCCGCAATTCTTCGCCAATCTTGGCAAGCTCATCGGCAATGCTTTTCTGTCTGCGATTGAATGGATGATAAACAAAGCAGTCGGCATGATTAACAGCATGATTGACTTTGCCAACGCAGCCTTGTCAATGGTCGGCGGTTCGGGCATTAAAAAGCTGGATGGCGTTGACCTCAAAAGGATGGACGACGGCGGGCTTGGCAAGCGTATTACCGACAGTATGACGAAAGACCGCGCCGGCGCAATGGCAAATGCCATCCGCGAACGAGCCGCCGATATTCACGAAGCCGATGCCCTCAAGGGACGCGGCGACGGAGGACACCCCAAACCCGCCCAGAAAAAGACGGGCGCAAATCAGGGCGGCGGCAAAGGAGGCAAATCCCGTTCGGGCGGTTCAGGCGCGGCCAAAGACCCGATGCAGGCGTGGGAAGAGGAGATTAAAGCCCAGAAACTTGCACACCGCGAAATGCAGCGCGAAACACTCACACACCAAGAATGGGATTTGGCGCGTGAGGCGGAATATTGGCGGGCGAAACTGGCAACGGTAGATTTCAACGGCAAAACTGGCAAGGAAATCCGCACGAAAATCCTGGCGCTTGAAGACCAGTTATCGAAACAGTCAACTGAAGCGAAAATGAATCAGGTGGCTGAATGGGAGAAATTGGACAAACACAAACTGGAGATGGAGAAAGACGCGGCAGACCAAGCTCTGGCAGATGGACGAATCTCGCAGCTAGAACGCCTCGATATGGAAATCGAGTTTGAAAACCGCCGTTATCAGATTGCCTATGACGCATTGCAGGAACGGATCGCGTTGGCCGAACAAGACCCGACATACAGTCAGACCGCAATCGACAAGCTCAAGGCTCAAATGGGCGAATTGGGGCAGGGGCATGAGCGGACGCAGGCGAAGAACGAGGGCAAACGCGAAAACCAACGCCGGAAAGACGCGCCCAACGTCATGGAAATGCTGCAAGACGGCGGCAAGAACGTTTGGCAGCAGGCGCAACAGCAGATGTCGCAGGCGTTCACCGCAATGCTGACAAGGGCGCAAAGCTTCAGGCAGGCGATGGGCGGCGTGTTCTCATCCATACGTCAAACCTTCGTTCAAGAGATGGTCAGCAAGCCGCTGGCGGCATTGGTCGGACGATTCGCCAAGGAAGGCGCGATGTGGCTGGCTAACGGCACGCGCCAAATTGCCGCTCAAACCGCTACATCAGCCGCCGTAACCGGTATTAAAAAGGTTGAAACGACTGAAAACGTCGGTATGAATGCCATTCAAGCGGCGGCTGAGGCATTCAAGGCGATGGCGGGGATTCCATACGTCGGCCCAATTCTTGCTGTTGGTGCGGCGGCTGCGGCAATGGCGGCTGTCTACGGGTTGATGAGCGGAATGGGCGGCGGCGGTTCCTCAACCTCCACGACCACGACGCGCATACCATCGGCGGCAGGCGGCTGGGACATTCCGGCAGGCATCAACCCGCTGACACAACTGCACGAGAACGAGATGGTTCTACCGGCAGAACACGCCCAAACCATCCGCGAAATGGCAGGTCAGCAGGGAGGCAGCGACAGCACCATCATCATCAATTCGACAGGCGGCGACTTCATCCATAAAAACGATTTGGCGAAGCTGTTGAAACAGATGAAACGGGACTTTAAATTTGTCTGA